GAGGCCGGGCTGCCGCATCCCATCCGTCAGGACCCCAAGTCCATGACGTTCTCAGCCACGCACACCCTCACTCACCTGACGGCCCGGCACGAGAACATCATTCGGGCCCACCTGCAGCACCTCTCCAACAAGGAGATAGCGCAGCAGCTCGGCATCAACCCTACCACGGTAGCCAACTGCCTGACCAGCCCCCTCGCCCGGAAGCGGATCGCCGAACTCCAGACTCACTTCGATGCGGAGGCAATCGACGTGAACAAGGAAATCCAGGAGACAGCCCGGAAGGCCATCACCTACCTCAAGGACATCGTCTCGGGAGCAGAGGAAGTCTCCGCCAACCTGCGGGTCAAGGCCGCCATGGACATGCTCTCTCGAGCCGGCCACAGCCCCATCCAGAAATCTCAGGGAGACGTGAACCACGGGTTCATGGGCTCCATTGGCATCGAAATGATTCACCAGCGGGCAGCCGAAGCCCGAGCAATCAGGGCCGAGGTCCTGCCGCAGCATGAAATACCCAAGGAGCTCATAACCGATGACTACTCCCGACAGCCCGACTCCACAGAAGAAGCCCATCCAAATCCAGATCGAGCAGCTGCTGAAGGGGTGTGAGCCTCTCCCCGGCGAAGTCCCCGTCACTCAGGCTGAAGAGCCTGGACTCAGCTCCTGGGTCACCGTCTGGACCTCCGGTGTAGAGGTCGAGATGGCCGACAAGCGGACCAAGTTCTTCAGCTACGACTACCTCGTCACCCTCGCAGAGACCATGACCCGCATCGAGCAGGTCTTCGGGGACATCCTTCCCGACTCTGGGGAAGTCCCGCAGGAGGAGGACGAGTGATTTCCGGCAGTCCCTTCACCTTCAAACCCTCTCATATCTATATAGAAACCCGGAGGTTTGGAGGGGCTGCCCGACTTTTTCAGGAGGCCGGCCATGCCAGCTAACTACAGTTGGTTCGCTCAACTCAAGGAGCACCTCCGCACAGAGGAGGGAACCGGCCCCCGAGATTCCAAGGGGAACTTCTGGGCCTACCTGGACCACCTCGGCTACCTGACCATCGGATACGGCCAGCTGGTCGCGGAGACCGACCTCTCCATCAAGGACCCCCTCATCATCACCCTGGACCAGGCTGAGGCCTACCTGACCAAGCGCAGCCTCCAGGCTGTCCGAGATGCCGAGCAGTACTCCGCCCACTACAGCTTCGACTTCGACTCCCTCTCAGACACCCGCAAGGTCGTACTGTCTGCCATGGCCTACCAGCTGGGCCTGCCCCGTCTCCTCAAATTCAAGAACCTCGGGGCCGCCCTCCATCAGGGCAGCTACGAGGAAGCCGCAGCAGAAATCCTGGATAGCAAGATGGCCAGAGACGACAGTCCGGCCCGTGCCCTCCGTCTCAGCACCGCCATGCGGAAAGGATAACTCCCATGCCAGAAGTCTTCGACAGTTCCATCACCGGCTACGTCATCATCCAGGTTGTCTTCATGGTAGGCTCCTGGTACGGCATCGTCAGATCAAGCAAGGCTCACGCCGACTTCACAGTCCAAGTCTTAATGTCGCGGCTAGACAAACTGGAGCGGCAGGTCGAGAAGCACAACCACTTCGGGGACCGCCTCGCCCGAGTCGAGGCAATCCTCAATAACGGGCCCAGGTCCTTCTGATGAGTACAGTCAGGCTGGAGTGTTAAGATGAAGATACTGGTAGCTTGTGAGTTTTCAGGAGTAGTTCGGGACAGCTTCATAGAAAAGGGACATGAAGCTATAAGCTGTGATATACTACCGACTGAGCAGGAAGGCCCTCACATTCAAGGTGATGTAACAAAACATCTACAGGATAAATGGGATATGATCATAGCCCACCCCCCTTGTACATATCTGTGCAATTCAGGAGTCCGGCACCTCTCTACCGATCCCTCTCGCTGGGATCGGCTGAAGGAGGCCTGCCTGTTTTTTAACCTCTTTCTGCTCAGCACCTGCCCTAGAATCTGTGTAGAGAATCCAATCCCGCATAAGTATGCTGTGCAGCACCTAGCCACAGGAAACTATACCCAGATAGTACAGCCGTGGATGTTTGGGCACCCCGAGAAAAAGGCAACTTGTTTGTGGTTAAAAGGCCTGCCAAAGCTGGTAGAGACAGATAATGTAAAAGAGGTTATGAAGACCTTGCCCGCAGCAAGGCAAAGCAGAATCCATTATATGGCTCCGGGTCCCGAGCGAAGTAAAAAACGTAGTGTAACCTACTCAGGCCTAGCTAAAGCAATGGCCCAACAATGGGGTTAGTGTAGTATGGCCACCATCAAGTACAACGGGGCCTCTCTCGACCTCGTTCTCTCCCCCGAACTCCACCACGGCGATGACGAGGTCTACGGCCTGTGGTCCTACTCCAACATGCAGATCGAGCTCTCGGCCGCTCTCAGTCACACAGCACGCTCCCGAGTCCTCTGGCACGAGCTCACTCACGCTATGCTCGACTTCGCCGGAGTCAGCCTCACTTCTGAACAGGAAGAACAAATCTGTCACACGCTAGGCAACGGTATCCCCGGCTTGCTCGACAATAATCACTGGCTCCGTTCGACCAAGACCATTAACCATAAGCTAGAGGACAAGCTATGCTAACGACCGGAATTTTCACAACCCATACCCACAACATAACCCTGGAGAAAGAGACTGACCGTCTCTATCTGCCCATCTTCGGAGACCTGCATTATGGATGCTCAGCCCACGCCACACATGCCTTCCTTCGCTATCTCAAGCGAGTCAAACGTCTCCGTGGCCCTAAGCTGTGCCTCGGACTCGGCGATTACTTTGACCTGCTCTCTACTTCCGAACGGGCCAACCACGCCAAGCAGCACGAGACCACCATCGCTGACCTCGACAACCGGGCAGTGGACCTGGTGGAGGAGCTTGGCCAATACCTGTACCCCTTCGACTGGCTTGGACTCATCGACGGCAACCACTATTACCCTTTCTCCGACGGAACCAACACCACTCACCTCCTGGCACAGTACCTCGAGACAGTCTACCTCGGCTGCACCTCCCTCATCAAACTCAACATCACTATTGCTGATGGGCCCACCTTCCGAATCGCCATCCATCCCCATCACGGAAAAGGTGGCGGAGCTCAGACGGTCGGCGGGTCTCTCCAGAAGGTCGAGAAAATGGCTCATGCCATGGACGCTTCTCTCTACATTATGGGCCACGATCACCAGAAGGGGGTAGCCCATAGTGAGCGGCTCTGTTACCACAAGGGCAAGCTCCGCAGTCACCCCATCGTCTGCATCCGCTCACGCTCCTTCTAAAAAGGCTACCGGGAGAATACCCCAACCTACGTTGCGGACAACGCCATGAGGCCCTCAGCCATCGGCTCCATCATCCCCTTCATCGAGTTCTACCGAGACGAGCGGGGCCTCCTCCAGTACGACATAGGAACAATCACATGACCAATCACATGACCAACCAAACTGCTGCTCCCGGCAGGCGACCGACGATCCAACTCATCGGCCGAGGCCTCATCTCCGCGACTATTCTCGGCCTCCTCTTTTACAACTACACCGCTACAGCCATCCTCCACGAGCAGCGAGCCAACCTCCTGTTCACAGAGGCAGAGCTCTCCTTCCACGAGGGCCGCTATATGGACGGCCTCCAAAAGGCGGAGGAGCTGATCCTCCTCCAGCCTGACGACCCAGCCAACTATCGTCTGGCCACAGGTCTCTCCATCCTGGTGGCAGACACCCGCCGACAGGCCAAACAGCTGGACTGGGAGCATTACTACGGACAGGCTCTGGAGTACGCGGAGAAGGCAGTTGCAATCAGTGGGGGAGATGTGGTATACAAGAGGCAGAGAGGTCTGGTGATGGCTCAGGCCCTCCGAGCTGGTTACCCGCTAGACTGTGCAGAAGTCCAAGCCTACTGGGATAATCTGGCTCTCGAGACAGGAAATGTGTTTGACGGCGAGGTAGCAGAGAATCTGATATCGAGCCTTTGTGTAGAAGCGGAACTCTTCAGGAGACGTGTAAAATGAACATGCTAAAAGCAATCTGGGCAGAAGTGCCGGCCAACATCCGAGTGGCAATCTATGTCGGTCTTGGTGGAGTACTGGTGGCGGGTGCAGTCTATCTGAACAGTCTCAGCTAGCCCGATGATTCTCAGCAAGCTGTTGAGCCCTATCCTCGGTCCCACCATCGACAAGGTGCTGGACCTCATCCCGGACAAGAATGCCCGGAACGAGGCCAGAGAGGAGCTCGAGCTACGGATAACGGAGGGCATTCAGGCTGCGGCCAATGCCCAAGTTGAGCTCAACAAGGTAGAGGCTGCCTCCGGTCAGCTGTTCGTGGCTGGAGCACGGCCCTTCCTCCTGTGGGTATGCGGTTGTGGGCTGGGTATTGCCTACGTTGTCAACCCTGTGGTGGCTATGGCCTTTGGCCAAGAGTACCAGATAGACATCGAGAATATGCCGGATATGATGGACCTGATCTACGGAATGCTGGGCCTGGCTGGCTGGCGCTCCTTTGACAAGCGAAATGGTGTGGCCCGAGAATACATGACGTTTTCTGGCCGGAAACAATAAAAGTAAGGACCCTGACAGATGAGCAATAACCACAGCAGAACTGTACTCTTCTACCAAGCAGACAGTGTTTCGGTAGCAGCAACCGGCAATACGGACGTACTCGAGTGGGCTGACGGCGGAGGCTCTGCTGAGCTGGGCATTTGGGCCAGCAATGAGGGAGACTATGCTCTGGACGCATTCACCCTCCAGGGCAGCCATGACAACGGCACGAGCTGGGTCACTATCCACTCGACCTGGTCTGTCACCGGGGACATCACCTTCGTCAGCACGGCCGCTCAGACCTTGGGTTCAGGAGCCTCGACCAGCATGGCTGTTGTCGCCCGACCCTTCCAGAAATACAAGATCATTGCAAGTGCTAATGGAACCGCGACCACGCTGTCCGTGAAGGTGTACGCTCGCCAGCATGGGTAGCAGTCTGTATATGCCGCCTGCGGATGAGCAGACGGAACAGACTATCGAGATATTGGCTGAATGCGCGGCCAGCATCCAGAAGTTTGCTGAAGTCTTCCTGAGTGGAGATGACGGTCGGTTCAGTCGGCCCTTCTCAGCCAGACACAGTCAGCTGTTTGAGGCCTATGATGACCCCTCAATCCAGAAGATTCTTGTGCTGGCTCACCGAGGCTTCGGCAAGACCTCCATCTTCAACTATCTGGTTCCTCTCCACGCAATAGTCTTCCAGAAGTACAAGTTCATCGTCCCGGCCTCCTGCTCAAGTACCAATGCAATCATGCAGTCGGACAACCTGCGCCGGGAGATTATCGCCAACCCGATGCTCAGGGCAGTTATCGGGGACATCAAGCCTGTCCGAGGACAGGAAGATGCCGCCAAATTCAGCTCAGTGATGTGGGACACCTCAAACGGCTGCCGAATCCTGCCCCGAGGCATGGGCCAGCAGGTTCGAGGCATCCTGTACAACAATGCCCGTATGCAGCTGGGCATCTGTGACGATCTGGAGGACGCGGAGAGCGTGCTCAGCCGGGAGCAGCGAGATAAGACGAAACGCTGGTTCTTTTCCGACTTCAGCAACGCGGTTGACCGCTCTCAGAACAACTGGCGGCTCATCGTGGTCGGCACCATTCTCCACGAGAGTGCCCTCCTCAACGACCTGAAGGATGATCCGAGCTGGACAACCCTCGAATTCCCCCTCTGTGACGAGAATTTCAAGTCCTACTGGCCAGCCTTCATGGGTGACCCGGAGGTCAAGGCTCTTCACAAGAACTACAAAGACCAGGGAATCGTGGAGGAATTCTATCTCGAGTACATGAATATCGCCAATCCCAAGGAGGATGCGGTCTTCAGGCCCGAATTCTTCAAGTATTACAGTGAGGGAGACCTCAATTTCGACTCCGACCAGTACGATCACATCATTCTGGTCGATCCGGCCAAGACTGAGAAGGTCCACAATGCCTACTCAGCCATCGTCGGGGTCTCTATTGACACCTCCACCAACAAAATCTACGTCAGGGATGTGGTCAACGAGCACTTGACCCCTGACGATATCTACAAAAAGACCTTCGATATGGCCCAGCGAATCAATGCTAAGGTCATTGGCTACGAGGTAACGGGGCTGAGTGAGTTTATAGTCCAGCCCATGAAGAATGAGATGCTCCGCAGAGGCCTGGTGTATGAGCTGGTGGAGCTGAAAGCACGAAAAGGTGAGGGTGATTTTGCGACGAAGGGTACAAGTAAGGGCAAAGCGAGCCGTATTGGGGCTCTGGCTCCTTACTATCGAATGGGCATGGTTTATCACAACGATAGTGGTGTGTGCTCAGTGCTTGAAAGCCAGCTTATGGCCTATCCTCGAGCGAAATTCTGGGATGCTATGGATGCTCTGGCTTATGTTGTGGAGATGATGGAGCTGGGCGAGCGGTATATGGAGCAAGATGACGCTGATAGCCCCCTCTACCGGGAAAGGCAGCGATCTCTGGACGAACGCTACCAAAAACTGATGGATGAGGACGATGACCCACTGGATTGGGACAGCGACCCCTGGGATATAGAGTAAATGGCCACCTATCAAGTCAATCTAGTCTCCAGTGAGGGCATCTACCTGTGGGATACCGTGGATGAGATCACCGGAGACCCCATCTATCCCCTCCAAGTCATTGATCAGGACACCGGCCTGACTCCCTACAATCAAGGAGACGTACTTCAGGTCATTGACGCGGACGGAAACACCGATTTTGACACTCCCTCCCTCCTCACTGGCTACCTGGTACCCTTCCCAGATGACGTATTCCACATCAGGGATTCCGTCACCTCTACCAACAAGATCAAATTCCTGTGTGACAACGTCACCAGCGACCACACCCTCAAGTTTGCCGACCGGAACCAGGACCTGAACCTGATTGCCAAGACCTGCTTCGTGGTGGCCTGCTCCGACGAGGAGACCGCTCTCGTGGCTGACCCTGGCGTGGCTGTCCTCACCTTCAGGATGCCCTTTGCCATGACTCTCACCGACGTGAGGGCCAGCCTGACGGGTGCGGGTTCGACCAGTGGAACCACCACAATTGACATCAACGAGGGTGGCACAACCATCTTCTCTACTGAGCTGACCATCGACTACGGAGAAAAGACCAGCACTACGGCCGCCACTCCTGCCGTCATCTCAGACACCAGCCTGGCTGATGACGCAGAGATGACTGTTAATATCGAGGCGGTGACGGGCGGGGCAGATGAGACGGGCCTCAAGGTATACCTGATAGGGTATGTGACCAGCTGATGCCTGGAATTATCAATCCCTACCGATTCTCCGGCGGCTCCTCAACACCAGTCTGGCTGAATCGGGTCAAGATCACCATTGCCAGCGCGGAGGTGGACTCTGATCTGACCGACTTCCCGGTCTATGTCCGCCTCTCCGATATGCCTTCTGGCTTCTTCACCAACGTGGACAGTGCTGGGGATGATATCCGAGTCACCAAGTCCGACGGCTCGACTGAGGTGCCTTTTGAGCTGGTCACGATGACGGTCGGCTCCTCTGTCGGGGAGCTTCACTTCAAGGCCGACAGCCTGAGTTCCTCCACTGACACAGACTTCTACATCTACTACAACAACACCGCTGCCAGCGCCTATGCTACTAATGCTACCTACGGGCGAAACAATGTCTGGACCAACAACTTTGCTGGGGTCTATCACTGTCAGGACAGCAGCACCTCTGCCACCGACTCCACTGGCGTGAATGCGCTGGGCTCAGGCACCTTCCCCAGTACCGGCTCTGGTAAGCTGGAGGGACAGGCCTTCAGCTGGAACGGCAGCACCCACGGTCTCTACACCACATCTGATATTATCGGGGGATTTCCAGTTACAATGGAATGTTGGGTGAATTTCAATGATGCAAGCGGGCCAGAGGCCTTCATGGGTATCGGGCGTAGTGGCAATCTTTATGATGTCGAGCTCATAAACAGAAGTGCGGCAAATAAACTCCAGGCAGCCACAGGCTATTTTGCCTACGGCACCGGAGCGGTTAGTCCGAGCACTTATACTACTACTGGCACTTGGTATTATGTAGCCGGAGTTCTTCAGTACGCTTCTGGTCCCTACCAGGAAATATATGTAGATGGAGTAAGTGTAGCTACGAGTATTGCGGCTCGTTATACATGGGGCCCCCTGATGGACCGCACCTCCATTGGGCACATTCGCAGGGTGTCTAATCTTCAGTACATGAACGGCCTGACAGATGAGCACCGATTCTCGACTGTGGTACGGAGTGCGGACTGGATCGCGGCCTGCTACAGCAACCAGAATACTCCAGCCACTTTCTACACTACGGGGTCGGAAGAAACCGGAACTTGGACTTTGTAAAACGAGGCTGCTGCTCCCGGCAAGTGAAAAAACTAAAAAGTTTGACATTAGTATTACACTTGTGATAAGGTCAGTCTAACAAGGAACCGTATATATGCCTATCACCATAGACACGCCCTACCGTTCGGAATCCTCCAGCAAGACTCCTGGAGAGATTGCGAAGGGGAAAGAACGTCTGAAAGACCTCTACAAGCCTCTCTATACGGACGGCCTTAACCTCACTCCCGGTAGCAAGCTGCACGAGCGTCTGAAGGATGCTGTGCTGATGCGAGCACGGGAGAGCGAGCAGGAGATGAAGAAGAGGCATCCCCGCTGGGACACGATTGACCAGCAGCTTCGGGCCTATATCCCGACCTCCACCTATGAAGAGAAGCTGAAGAATAAGGACTCTCGCAAACCCATAAGTATTGTAGTACCAGAGAGTTATGCTACTCTGGAGACCTTCCTGACTTACATGCTGGCGGCCTTCGGAGACAGCCCGACCTTCAAATACTCGGGTATGGGGCCGGAGGATCGACTCGGTGCCATCATGCTGGAGAAGATTATTGACCAGCAAATCCAGCGTGGTCGCTCTCTCCTTGACCTCTACAGTCAGTGGCGGGATGGTTTCGCCTACGGCATCGGTATTGTGGGAATCAGCTGGGAGGTCCTGACGACCACTCATCTGGTACAGCAGGACGAATATCAGGCCAATCCGGTGACTGGGGCTCTGGAGGTGGTAGCCCGGAATCGGGTTCCTGAGGACCGCATTATGTATGAGGGGAGCAAGATTTCGGTCGTTGACCCCCGTCGCTACCTTCCAGACCCGACAGTCAATATCTATCGGGTTCAGGAGGGTGAGTACGTTGGTTGGGTAGACACTGACCAGTACATGAACCTCCTGCGGCAAGAGTCTGAGGACGGCTCGGCCTTCTTCAATATCCGGTATCTGGAGGGTGACAGGACCAGAACCTCGATCTACAGGGAGGGAGACGATCAGCGGCACCCGGATGGAGACAGCTCCATCAAGCGAAACGCCCCCATCCAGACCAACAAAGTAGACCTTATCTACATGTACATTGACCTCATTCCGAAGGACTGGAAGCTGGGAGACAGTGACCGGCCCGAGAAGTGGCTATTTGTACTGGCCAATGACTCTGTCATTGTGGCAGCTCACCCGATGAATCTCTATCACAACATGTTCCCTGTGGCTGTGTGTGCCCCTGACTTCGGTGGCCACGAGCTCATCCCGATCAGCAAGCTGGAGATTATGGCGGGTTTCCAGACGTTCGCCAACTTCATCATGAACAGCAAGATTGAAGCTGTCAGGATGTTCCTCAAGAACAGGCTGATTATTGATCCTAAACTGGTCAACCAGAAGGACGTGACCAGTGGGTCTCCCGTTATCAGGACTCGGCCCACCAACTGGGGCCGAGGTGTGCAGGGAGCGGCTGAGCAGCTCAAGATGACTGATATCACCGGGAACCACATGGCTGACCTGTCTGCTGTGATGCAGATGAGTCGGAGTACGACAGGCGCGGTGGATGCCCTCCAGGGTCTACAGAGGACCAGTGGAGAGAGAGTCAGTCGAGGAGAGTTTGAGGCAACGAGTGGGGCGGCCCGTTCCCGTCTCCAGAAGAGTGCCAGAATCATTTCGATGCAGAGTATGCAGGACATCGCTCTCATCTATGCTTTCCACACTCAGCAGTTCATGAGTGAGGAGACCTACGTTCAGGCCAGTGGCCGGTGGGAGGAGACCCTGCGTAAGGAGTATGAGGTTATGGAACGGGACATCAAGGTCAGTCCGTTTGACCTGAATGTCATGTTTGATGTGGTGGCTCACGACGGCAGTGTGAGCGGCACGGGCGATGCGGAGGGCTGGATTGAGTGGATGCGGGTGGTCGGGACTCTGCCTGAGCTCCAGCAGACCATGGACATGACCCGGATTGGCATACACATTGCCCGACTGCTGGGAGCGAAGGACGCGGAGGAGTTCCGCCGGAAGGGTGATGCACCGATGCAGGCCCAGATTGCGGGAGATGAAGCTGTAGCAGAACAGTATGGACTGGGTAACCTGGTCCCATTGGGAGGACAATAGTGGCTTTTCTATCGAACCGACACGCAATGCGAGAGTTTTTTGAGCAGAGCATTATCTGGAAGGACATAGAGAACTTTGCAAATGCCTGCTACCTGATTAAGTGTGGCCAGATTCTGGACCCCAGCTTGACTGATGTTCAGGCCCACTATGCAAGGGGAGAGGCCGCAGGTCTACAAGATTTTTTTGGTGGTCTGAAGGAGGATATCCTTCAGATGTATGAGGACGAAAGCAACGAACAAGAGGAAATGGAGGAATCTGATGAGCCGTCGTAACAAGAAGAACCGTGAGCTGCGAGATGTAGGGACCCCGGAAGAGGAACTTACTTTGGAAGAGCAGGTTAATGAGGTGGTGGGAATCTCTGAGGAAGAGGAAAGTCTGGCCGATGAGATTGAGCAACTCTCTCTTGGTGAGTCTCACCTCGACCAGGATGAACTCGAACCAGAACTAGAGAATGAGGAAGAGGAAGAAGAGGTCAGCTATGAGATTGAGGAGCCAACGGCGGGAGAAGATGTTTCAGAAGAAGAGGATGAAGAAGAAACTCCTGAAGTTGAGGAAGACGCGGGAGGAGAGGGAGGAGATGCAGATGATGCAGAAGATACTGAAGATGAAGTAGAGCTCAGCCCGACTGAGCGGCTTCGTCTCGAGAACGAGGAACTTCGGCAGCAGATGCTGGTCATGATTAATAATGGCACCCTGCCTGGCACCACACCTGTCGTAGAGGCGGCACCGGAGCCTGTCCAGCAGGCAGCCCGGCCTCAGTACACGCCTGAGCAACAGCTGACTGAGTCCATGCGTCTGGTCGATTACACTCTGTCCGACGAAGACTATGAGGAGGCCCTGTCCTCCAAAGAGAGTTTTGTCAGGGTGCTGACTCAGCTGGGTGAAGTCCAGCAGCAGAGAATCCTGCAGCATGTGCCGAATGTGGTCAACAGTCTGCTTGGCGTTCAGATGACAGTCAACGAGTTTTTTGCCTCCCCGGAGCAGGCTGATATCATGCCTGTGCGGGATGCGGTAATCAGGAAGTCGGTGGATATCGAGAGCCAGAACCCCGGCTGGTCTGTCTCTCAAGTGTTGAAAGCGAGCGCAGAGGCTGTTCGTCAAGAGTACGGCAAATTGCTGAACTATGACAAGGTCGGCCCGAATACATATGTCAAGAAGGATAAACCCAAACAGGCGCGGGCACCGAAGGTTCCCCGCTTTGCTAACCAGAAAACCAGGAGAACGGTCACAGCAAACTCAACGAAACCCAACCTGAGTGACTTTGATAAACAGTTCGAGGAGATTGAAAAACTCGAACTAGGTGGAAGATAAAGGAGAACTGAATTATGGCTTATGAATCCCCGTTTAAGGGTGGACTTAAAGCTGATATCTCCGGGAGCGCTGGGCGTAATACGAAGTACGTCACGGCAAGCACCACACTCACCTCATACGAACGTGATGTGTCGTGTGCTCAGACGGGCACTATTACACTGACGCTTCCTGATGCAGGTGAATGTCCCGGAGCTATCTTCGGTATCTATTCGACTGTGAACGCTGCGACTAACACTATCACAATTACCAGTGCCGATGGTACTGTGAATGGCGGTAGTGATGAAGTCATTAACGCAAGCAGTGATGGATACGCAATTCTTATCTCGACGGGAAGCCGCTGGCTGACCGCTGCGGTAGATTAGGAGATACAGAATGTCTGTTAAATCTCTAACTGATGTGATGCTTGACCAGAGCCTGAGTGGTGCCAGTGGCCGCGAAGTCACCCGGGTCACGACATCCCAAACTCTGGCCCCTTACGAGCGTATGATCTCATGTGCTCAGACGGGTGCTATTACCCTGACATTGCCTGATGCGATGCTGGTACCGGGTTCCGAAGTGTGCATCTACTCTACTGTGGATGCCTCTCCTGTCGCCCAAGGCGGGAATGGATACACGATTACCGTTACTTCGCCTGATGGCACGGTCAACGGTGGCAACGATGAAGTAATTGATGCAGCCAGTGATGGCTACCTTATTATGAAATCAGACGGCCACCGTTGGTACAAGATTGGTGAAGATACCAAAGCGGACGGCTCTCTGTCTGGTATCACTACAACAGTCCCTGTTAGCCTGTTGGGACTGTGGGTGCATGATGCTCCTGGCGTTACGCACTTGCCTGTGCAGGCTGACACTGGAATGGTAGATGACTTAGGAGTAGAGTACAATCTGTTTGGTACTACTGCCCCAGTCATAGCTACTATGGACGCTGATAATGTAGCAGCTCTTCAGCAATACGCCCGTTTCCAAGTGCCCGTCCCCTGGTGGTATGAAGATGGGGGAGCAATCAGCTGTGTGCTGAATTGTGGTATGCGTACTACGATAGCAGATGCCTCGGCTACGGTAGACCTAGAGGTGTATCGTGTGGCTGCCCCCAGTACTGACATCTGTGCTACAGATGCCATTGACATTAACAGTCTGACGGCTGGAGACAAAACCTTTACCATTACTCCTACAGCTGTGGTAACAGGCGATGTCCTAGACTGTCGTGTAGTACTGGATGTAGACAGCTCTGGCGGCGCAACTGGCGCTTGCTACGGTGAAATCTATTCGATTGACCTCACCTTCACGGCCCGAACGTAGGAAAGGAACTCTGAGACATGAGTACAACTAAAAAAGTCCTGCGTAGTCTAGGGGTTGATGTGGATAGTGGGACCCTGGAGAAGCCAGGAATCACCCGCTCGTTCACTATCAGTCCTCTGGATATGTGGGTTCATGATGCGTGGCGTACCCCGCTTCCGGCTACCAGTTCATCCGATGACCTCGGCTGCTACGGTACTTTCGGGACGGATGCTCTGCGAGTCAGTGCCGGTTCAGTGAGTAATGTCACAGACACCGGACCTCGGTATGCTCGGTTTGCGTTTATAATGCCTCCCGACTACCGAGCTTCTCAGCCTGTCACTGTTCAGATAACTATGGCGGGGGATGCTGACTATGCTTCGGCAACCACAGCGGAGATTGATGTAGTAGCCTATGATTCTGTAGCAGCTCCGACCACAGATATCTGTGCAACGGCGGCTCAGGACCTTACTGGGAATACTGCGGATACGACCTACACGTTCACGATTACAGATGCAGGACTGGCAGCCGGAGATACTCTGGATGTCAGGCTGAATCTGGACATCAACAACGGTAGTGGTAGTGGGGCTATTGTAGCCGATATTGACAAAGTAGCCGTAGTGCTCGGCATTACTGCATAAAGGAGATAAGTAATGACTGCTTTTCTTGGAATGCGTGGAACGGGTGACTGGGCAACTGACCAGCGCCCGAAGAATTGGCGAGAAGGTATCCTCAAGGAATTCCCCAACGGGGACGTTCCTATCACGGCCATTAACAGTCGAGGAGCAAGTGAGGCGACGGATGACCCCGAGTTTAACTGGTGGTCGAAGTCTCTCGAACTTCAGGGTGGTAATCTGTTTAGTGGAGCCAACTCGACCGGCAACGTCTTCAGTGACTCTGGCCTGTCCTCGGCTTATACCGATGCGGCAACGGCCATCTCGGTAGGTACTGTGGTGTATGCGAAATG